AGTTGGGAAATCGTGAGCGGTGTTTGGGTCATGGCTTAGGACGGCTGGGTTTGCAGCGAACGGCCGGAGCCGGTAACCAGCAACTGGCCGGAGCCGGTGCGGAGGAGGCGGGAAACTAGGGGGATGGCTACGGTGGCGGTGCGGGCTAATGGAATCTTGCAAAACGCGCCATCATTGAAGCGCTGGGGCTGCATCTCAACTTTGTAGGCTTGGCCGTCTACCGTAATTGGGCTCCCATAATTTAAGCTGCCAAATAAATCAGTTTTTGCAGTCAGCAAATAATCAATTACCGTAACACCTCCATCAAAAATAATTTCACTGTTCAAGTCGAGATAGCCAAGGCCTGTTACAGCCCCGGCTATTACGGGAACAGCGCCCATGTCCAGATCCAGAAAATCATCTAGATCGTCGAACGCCATCAGTCGCCAGGCTCCGCAGGCTTAGTCTTCTTGTCACCTTCGGGCGTGGCACCAACAACCCCCAAGGCCACCAGGGTGGCGGCTTCTTTGGCGGTTAGCCGGGGGATCTCGGCGCCATCTTCATAGCGGGCCCCGTCGTGGTCAACAGGGCCATTGAGAACGGTGTAGGAGGGCATAATCAGGCGACTGCGTTTTTGATTAAGTAGCCAGCCGCCTTGGAGGCAATGGCGGGAGCTTCGCAGCTAGACACTGGGAAGCACCAGGTTTTCTCGTTGTTTTCGTAATACGCTGGCTCGCTCATTGGGTATCCATTGAGGTTGTAAGTGTACCCATAGCTAGGCGCTCCCATTTGAGCTAAAGAGGCGACTGGCCTATAAACCAACACTATATCTTTGCCCCATACATCAGAAAACACGCCAGCATCGTTCGATTGAATAGCATCTCCTACCCAAACATTTGGCACGCCAAAAAGTGATGCCAGAAGTTCCGGCGTAGCAGTGTCACGACCGGTATATTTAATCCGGTCAATGATCACAGGATGCTGGGTCAACACCTCAAAAACCGCAGCCCCCATCACTAAATCAGTTGGGCGCTTTCCAATCTGTTGCCGAATGACTTCCTTGCCATCTTTTACAACCTTAACCGGGTTGCTAGTGCCGGTAAAGTCTGAAAATTGGCTAGTGCCGGAAAGTGTAATCTTATTAGAAGAATCATAACTTGCCGTATTAGTAGCCAGCGCAGCTTGTTGAATTTCAAGACGCAAGCCAACAATGTCCATCGCTCCATTGATGGCCATTGTCGCACCATCAATAGTAAAGCCCTTAGAAGGATCAAGCTGCTCTTCCCTGATTTCCTTGGGCAACGTGCCCTCAATGGAATAATCCTGAAGGCCGTAGTCACTCCCGGAATAACCAAACGAAACGCGAGGAGTTCTAGCGCCAGGGCTACGAGCCATGTTACTGTATTGCATGAAAGATTCCTTAGTAAAGGTAATAATCTTTCCTGCACGAGCACCCGTGGGAACACGGGGAAACAGGTTCATCCCTACAAACTCAGAGTTTTGAAACCCTTGAGCGATTGCAGTGTTGACGGGGCTGATGCCAGCACGGGCCTGGCTGAGGTTTTGTGCGGGCATGATCAGTTGGGGATAAGAAGGGCTTCGGCAATGTCACCAGCGGCAGCGGCAGCGGTGATAGATCGGGCAACGGTAGCGCCAGTGGTTCGGGTCACTAGACGGCCGACAGAGTCAAACTGCAGCGCAATGTCTGCGGCGAATGCCGCGCCGGCTTCAACCTGCGCAGTTCCCATCACAACAGCAGTGATGAGATCGCCACTCACGCCGCCAAACACCGCCACAGCGCCATGACCGCCAACGGCAGGAACAGCGCCAGCAAGGTTAATGGCTCGGTTCTGGGTGATGGTAGCCGTTGCCCTGATGGGCAGGCTAATTTCAGCGTAATTACCAACAGCCATGATCAGTTACCTCCTTGGGTGGTGATGGCGCGAATTGCATCCTGATAGCTAGCGCCAGGATGCTCAGCTTGATAGGCCAATGCACTGGTGTGGATCGCATCTTCATCAGCTCCAGGGCCAAGAACCCCGGAGAACGCAAAGGCCTTGCCAGGTTTAGCCTCATGGTTGCCGTCAGGGGCAGGGGCGTAAGGAACATTGGGGGCCCCGTCAGACTGCCGAGCCTGCGCAACGCTGGCGAGGCCGGCCTTTTCGGCAGCCAGAACAGCATCACCAGCCTCAACGCCAGTGGTCTTGCCATCAGCGGCCAGGCGCTCAATCAGAGCTTCATGGCCTGGCAGCGACCGGGCGCGAACATCGGCGATCCGCTGGCGCTCGGCGGCGGCGCCTTCAGCCCGCAATGATGCGACGACCTCAGGGTTAGCCGCCAACCATTCGGCAGTGGTCTGGGGCGTGGGTTGATTTTCATCCATAGCAAAACGGGCAGGGGGCTGGGTGGATGGGGCAGAGCGCCCACCAGTGGAGGCGCTAGGGGTTGCAGTGAGTTGAGCTATCAGCATGTCCAGGCTATTGATTTGGTCCGCGAGGCCCGCATCGATCGCCTGTTGACCAATGAACATTCGCCCATCAGCCATGTCATCGAGAACACGCTCAACCGATACCCCACGGTTGGCGGCAACATCAGCGACAAACAGCGAGTACAAATAGTCTACTTGATTCTGGATTACTTTTTGGCCGGTTTCGGTCAGCGGGCCATACTGCGATGCCGCCCGCTTGAACTTGCCGGCCACGATCTCGGTGGTCGTGACCCCCATCGCCTGCTCTCGCTGGCTCACGTCCACATGGGTCGCAACCACACCGATCGAGCCAACCTGAGCGGTTCCAGAGTCCAATACCGTCAGGTCAGTGGCAGAGCCTATCCAGACTCCAGCGCTGGCCATTAGGCCCTGAACCATGGTGGCGATCGGCTTCACACCACGCACCGCCCGCACCGCCGCCGCAGCGGTCTGGGTGCCAGCCACGGTGCCGCCTGGGGTGTCCGCCAGCAGAATTAGGGCCTTGACGGTGGGGTCTGCCGCAGCGGTCTGAACATCACGAACAAACAGCTCGGTGCTGGTGCCACCTGACACGTTGGTCATCAGGTTCATTCGCTGAGCCAACACGCCATGCAGCGGGATCAATGCCGCGCCGTTCCGCACCTCGTAGCCCTGCTGCTGCTCGGTCCCCAGTGGCCGGCCAATCCTGGCCTCTACTGCCGCAATGTCCAGTTCCTCCCCACGGCTGCGAGCCGCGTAGATCCCCTGGATTTCTTCCAGGCGGTTGGGCAGGATCGCCCAAGGTGCACTTAGGACATCAAGAACTGTCATAAGCCCAATCTAATCGGTAGTGCTGTTTGGGTCAGGTGGTGGCACCGCAACCGCAACGGCAGGCATATGCAGACCATCACGCACCCTGGCCGCCATCTCCCTGGCGCTTTGCCGGTGCTTGGTTTCCCAGTCGCCGCCGTCATAGGCCACAACTTCTTCGGCTCGGGTAGTGATGCCCTCCTCCATGCGCTTGGCTGCCGCCATGGCCTCTTTCAATGGATCGAGGGCCCCAGGGCCATCGCCGCACCAGCTGGTCTGGCTCCAGGCATACCGGATGAAAGGGTCAGCAAAAAAGCCTGGCGCCTGGATGATCCCCAGTGCCACGGCATCGGCCAACCACTCCTCATAAACGGGCTGGCATAGCCGCTGGGCCAGCCAGACGCGCTTGATTTGCCAAGTCCGCCAGGCATCCATCAATGCAGCACGGCTAGCGGAATAGGAGGCGTTGAAGGCCTTGGCCAGCACCTCCTTAGGAATCCCCAGGCCCATGGAGCAGATGTTTAGCATCGCCCCAAAGAATGGGTCGAAGTTTGGATTTGGGCGGCCAGGAGTTGGGCTGACAATGCTTTCGCCTGGCATCAGGTTCACGGCCCGGCCGCTTTGGATCGTGCCGTCCCAATTAGCCGCGGCCAACATCCTTTGTCGTTCTTGATCGCTAAAAATAGTCGAGTCTGCAAACGCCTCTGGGTCCATTTGCATAAACAGCGCCAGCGCTGCGCTGTTCACCGCCGCGTCCACTTCGGCATCGGTGTACCGGGTTAGCTGTTTGATTGTGGCAATGATCGGGGCCAGGATCGGCAGCCCACGGGTTTGGCCGGGGCGCTTTACCTCCTTCAGGTGCAACACATTGCGGCGGCCAGAACTGCCCCGGTACGGGATGCGCTCCCATGCGTTGGCGGTTCGGGGGACTAGCCGGCCTGGGTGGTAGCGAGAAACCTGGATCGCTATTGGCTCACCGTCGCCGTCACGCTCGACGCCATCAATCAGCGTGGCGGTATTCGTCCGTCCATCTGGATTGCTAACCCGATCAGCCTCAACAATCTGCATCGTCAGCCGAAACGGCCAATCCTCGCGGCCCTTATCGCCAAGCAGTACAAACACATCACCGCTGGAATCGTGCGAACGCAACGCCAGCTGCTGCTGCTCATAGAAACACAGCTCGCCATGGCGATCGGCATACTGCGATTTTGCCCACATTCCAAACCGCCGCTCGGTCAGGCTTTGCCATTCGCTGGCCTGTTCATCCGAAAGACCCAACTCCTTGGCGTTAATTCGGCTTTGCAGGGTGAGCCCTGTCCCAACAATGTGCGAAACCCTTGTCTCGATTGCCCCAGTCGCTACCGGTGCGGTCCTCTCCAGATCCCTGGAGAATGCGCGCAGATCGTCCAGTTCATACTCGGCCTCACCGTCTGCATCCAGTAGCTGTGGACGCCAGTTGGCAAACCGCGGCGACCGAGCCATTCTGCTGGTGCCGGTCATGCCGCCAAAGGCCATCATCCCGCCATGGCCTAGGCGGTCAAGGTCGGCGGGCAGGGCCTGAGCCAGCTGAAGCTTCTTGTTGTTGCGGCGCTTTGCCATCAAAAGGTAGGCCTAGGGGTAAATCCCCGGCCACGGCCATTGGCCCGGCTGCTCAGCTCCTGCACTCTGCGATCCCATATCTGAATCCCTGCCTGAATTTCTGCCAGATCCGCACGCTTGAGCGTTCGATCTCCCATCTTTTTTTCCTGACCATCCAATACCTTGACCTCGGCATCGAGGTAATCATCGAGCCGCGCAGTGGCGATAGCGAGCGTAATTCCTGCCATGCCTAGCATCATACTCACCCAAAGCGCCCGCCAGTGCCAAACCTATTAGCACCTCCCCCTCCCCCTCCTGTCCCCGGCGCTTGGGTGCCCAGGCTGCGGGCGAGCTGGGCCCACATGGTGCCTGGGGTGTAGCGACGGGTCACCAGCTGCAGCGCCGCATAGGCGTAGCGGGTGCAGTCGCCCCCCTCATCTCGCGCCCCGGTTGGTGCCTCCCAGTGATAGCTGATCTGGCCCCTGCTCCGCCGCGGCATCCGCCTCCAGGGGAACAGCTCCGCTAAGAATTGATCGGTTGAGCACAGGCCAAAATGCAGATAGCCAGAGCCCACGGTCTCAACCCCTAACCGATATTGCAGTGACTTGACGCTTTCGTCATAACCCACAAAGTACAGGTTGACCCCGTTCTTTACTATCGGCTTGTTTTTGCGGTTGATACTCACCGGCACGCCCCTGCCCAACAGGGGTTTGCCCTTCTGCGGGGCCCCTCGAACTGGCACCCAAACATCCTTGCGAGTTGAGCAAAACTCGCGGACCGCCTGGCAGCTTGTTGCATCGCCGCCCTCATCAATGCCGCCCCGCGCCAACCTGAGTACGGTGCCATCCTCTCGGACCCATTTGGTTTCGGCGATCCGGTCCAGTTGCGCAAGCGTGTTTTTGTCCTGGGGGTCGCCATCGATGTCCCAATGACCCAGGTGCCAGCCCTCCTCCCCAACGCCCCAGCCCCAGACGGTGGCCACCAGTCGCTCGTTTGCCGTGCCGCCACCGCCCTGGGTGTCCACTCCAGCGGTTATCAACAGCACGCCATTAGGCACTCCGGTCAGGGTGAAGTCCTCGCCAAGGATTGAATAACCATTTCCCAACTCAGCTGACTGCCGGCGCTTGGCCAGGTTGTCGGCCGAAACCTTGCCAGCCTGCGAGTCCTCCCAGCCCTCGCCAAGGACCGTATTTCTGAAAGTCTGCATCGGCTCTGGGTCGCCTTTGCGCAACGCCTCCAGTGCCTCTTTGTATTCACGAACCAGAATCGACCAGTCCGCCGCCGGTGAATAGCTGTAGGCCGCCCACACATGGAACCCAATAAGGCCAGGAACCTGGGCAACGGCGGTCGGGCGATCCTCACAGCGCTCCACCATCCAGCGTTTTTTGCTGTGCGGGATTGGCTTTTTGCAATTCTCGCATTCGTAATGGGCCGTGAATTTGCCCTCTTTTATCATTTGATCCCATCGCAAAACTTGATAGTGATTACAAAAGGGACAAGGAACAAAGAACTTTCTTTGATCTGATTTCTTGTATAATTCCTCTGTTCGCCCATCCTTGAATATCGGTGTGCTGCCTACGCCTATCTTGCGGT